CTCGTGACATACAAGGCTATGAGAGGCCACGTGTATTTGTTCGTCTCTAGAGATGTCGGCGCTGACAGTACGAGTAGCAGCGTCACCGTTAAAACGAAAGAAGGGAAGAAGGCAGAAAAATATTGCACGTTCAGCTATTAATGCTTTTAATACTGTGTGATCTGGGTGTGATTCCCAGGCTGATCTGAGTCTGAGGGCTTCTTCTTCAGCCGTAGGGTCAACCCCAACTGAATTAGCAATGTACCCAAGAGCAAGGTCATGATTTATCTCGTCTTTAACATTTGATTCAAGGAGTTTGCGGGCGTTATCTGGGACACCCTTCTCAAGTGCCTCAGTAATAAACGCTCCAACAGGTAA